TTGCTTATGGACGGGTTTGACGAAGCCTTTATCGGTTGGTCACGCCGTATCAACGAACCACTACTTGCCGTCTACGATTATGACGCACTAATCAAGGTTTGTGTTGAGCGAGACGGTATGGATTTTGAGGAAGCCGTTGAGTATGTGGACTACAATGTCGTAGGTGCTTGGGTTGGCGAACAGACACCAATAATCGTTATGCCGTTTATCCACTAATTTACTATCGGAGAAAAATGACAGCAGTAGCAGTAAGAGTGAGCGCACCACCGAGTGGCGATTTGCCTTGTACTGGTAGGCAGGACTTGTTTTATGGCAAGTACGCCGAAAGACCCGAAGCACGGTTACGCCGTGAAGAAAAAGCCAAAAAAGTTTGCGCTACTTGTTCACAGGCGACTACTTGCCGTGATTACGCCCGTAGTAATGGCGAAGTGTTTGGTATTTGGGGCGGAGAAACAGAAATGGAAAGATACAGCGCAGGATTTATGTTGTCAGTACCACCTCACTTGTCACGGAGAGTTGTTACTATGAAAGAAAGATATGGGAACTTATAACGATTTCCTCGCCACGATTTCTATTTACTACGAGCGACAACTTGTAGCAGGTGGAGACTTGCGATACGGGCAAATGTATATGAACCACCTGTGGGAGATAAAGCCCCGCATAGCAGAGAAGCTAAACGGTTCGTTGCTTGACCCGTTTCATAGGGATAATTGCCCACCTAAAGTCCACGAGTTTGTAGAAAGACTTTGGGCTAGCGAATAGGACAGCAAGACGAGCGACGAGGTTTCTGAATAACCCGTGAAGGTTTTTGTTCAGCCTCTTTTTTCTTCTTTTTTTCCTCGTCAGTCATACACCAAGAATACACCTTGCGTTTCGAGCTGAGCCCCGCTAACATTTCGGTATGAGTTTGCCCCCACTTTTTACCTGTATCGTTTGCAACGGCGCAATTGACCCGAACTCGTCGCAGTCCTTGAGACTGGCAACGGTGTGGCTAAAGAGCAGTGGGAAGACAGTCCACGCAGTAGAGACCGAACTGTATCGCTATCGCCACAGTTTCTGTAGTCTTGACCCGAACTTCCAGCAGGACAGTTTGTTCTAGCCAAGCCTCATTGCGCCAATTGTTGGGTTCATTTCTCCAAGCGTCTTGCCAGCCGTATTGTTCGTGACGGCAACCCGAGCGTCAAGGTTGTTGAGTACCACCTGAACTGCGTCAAGTTTCTTGTTTATTTCCTCAACCGAGTTCATTACCGACTTCATTGCTTGTTCTAACGAGGCTTCTATTTCCATAACGCCAAGCATAGCAAGTATGATGAGCCAGTGAGACTTTATCTTGACCGCGATTTACTAGCGCTTGACTTCCCGTATGACCCAGCACAAGTTGCCGAAGTCAAGTCAATAGCCGGGGCTAGCTGGGACAAGGTGGACAAACTGTGGAAAGCACCCGTAGCCTCAATTGACGAGGTGCGAGCCTTTGCGATAAAGCACGATTTTGAGATAACAGACGAAGTACTTAGGTTCACTGCCCCAAAGAGAGCGTTACGAAAAGGTGTGTATCTCAAAGGTGACTGGACTTATATCCAATTCCCCTATGACAAGGTTGTACTCAAAGCAGTAAAGCAAATAGCAGGGGTAACTTGGGATAACAAAGAGATGGCGTGGAGAGCGCCACTTACCTCAACAGCCGAAGCAATAGCGTGGGCTAACTCATTTGGAGTACTTGTGTCGCCCGAAGTACACGGAGTATCTGCCTCAATAACTAAGAAGTTAGATGAACTAAAGGAAGCCTCACGCTCAACCGACGCTGATATAGAAGTGCCTTCACTACAAGGAACGCTACTGCCTTACCAAAGAGCGGGCGTGGAGTATGCGTCTAAAGCCCGTAGAAGTTTTATCGCAGACGAAATGGGACTTGGAAAGACGATACAAGCGATAGCGACACTGGAGTATTCGTCAAAAGATAGCGAAGTGTACCCAGCAGTAATCGTCTGCCCCCCTTCACTTGTACTGAACTGGAAGTCGGAGTGGAATAGGTGGTTGCCTGATAGACGAGTTTCCGTTGTAACCAACCGTAGAGAGATACCAGAGCCCCGTTCATATGATGTGCTCGTTGTCGGCTACTCAAATATTTCTCACTGGGAAAAGCAACTACTTGCGCATAACTCTTATGTGTTTGACGAGAGCCACTACGCCAAAAGCCCAACGGCACAGCGAACTAAGTCGGCTATAAAAATGGCAAAGAGCGCCCCTAAACACGGGATAGTCCTATGTCTTACTGGAACACCCGTAACCAATAGACCAGCGGAGTACGCCAGCCAATTAGACATAATCGGAAAACTAAAAGAGTTTGGTGGCTTGTGGGGATTTTACAGACGGTATTGTTCAGCCTTCCAAGACAGGTTTGGTCAATGGAATATCAGCGGTCACTCGCACCTTGACGAACTCAACGACAGACTTCGTGGTACTTGCTATATCAGACGAACCAAGTCGCAAGTGCTTACTGAACTGCCACCCGTGATACACAGCACCCTTGTAGTAGAGGGAACTGATGCGGGGCTCAAGGAGTATCGGAAGGCAGAAAAAGACATAATAAAGTACATAACCGATAGAGCAAAAGAGATAGCGATAGAACTCGGGGAAAGCCCGTACTCGGCTTCGGTTATTGCGAGAATAAAAGCAGAAAGCAACGAACATCTAGTAAAACTCTCGGTACTTAGACGGCTCGCTGCGAAAGCCAAAATGCCAATGGTTGAGGAGTGGGTGCAGTCCCGCATTGACGACGGCAAGAAAGTGGTAATCGCAGCGCACCACAGAGACGTGGTAGATGAACTCGCACGAAAGTTCGGCAACCTTCGTATTCAGGGTGGTATGTCGGTTGAGGAAGTGGAAGCACAAAAAGCACGCTTTCAGAACGAACCCGTAGAGACTGCGCCAGTCATTGTGTTATCTATTCAGGCTGCGAAAACGGGTCACACGCTTACAGCCTCGCAAGACATACTCTTTGTAGAACTGCCATACACGCCAGCAGACCTAGACCAAACTTATTCACGCCTTCACCGTATTGGTCAGACAGGAAGCGTTACGACTACTTATATGCTCGTTGACGGGACTATTGACGAGGAAATCTATGCGCTCATAGAAAAGAAGCGCAAGGTGGTGAACGCTTCAGTTGAGGGTGGAGAGTTCGCTGAAGGTGGCAACGCTACGCAGTTGGTACTTGACTTGCTCAACCGATATCGATAAGCCCCGGATTTTACTCGGTTTCTTTGGTTGGAACTCTGCCCATAAGTTCGTCAGCAATTAGTTTTGCGTACTTTCTGCGCAGTTTCCATACTTTTTGGTTCATTTCAGCCATTGCGTCAGTGTTTCGTGCTTTCTTTATGCTGTCGCTGTCAAACACGCCGTACTTTCTGAACAAGATGTCGTCAATATCGTTGTTTTCTATCATTATGTCGGTAATCCAATGGCCCCGCTTGTCAATGCTGAGCAACAGTTCGCAAAGACCCTCAAATCCAAACTCGTTATAGACACGATTAGTCACTAAGTCACAAAAATGCGCACGATACATAGTCTCGGCTTCGGCAGTGTGCGTCATAAACTCACTCAGCCATACGGCGAGTTCTTCTTTTGACGGAATATCACCGTCTTCACTGTCAAACTCAAAGTCGTCTTCCATTAGCCTGCCTTCCGTTGCGCCGGGGCTCTAGTAATCAATGATACTTGTGGCAACTGTCAAGCCAAAGACAGAATAACTTCTTGCGCTAACACTTTCTTTTGTGTCACCCACGAGTTGTTGTTCATTGAGGCAAGCGCCCGTTCATCTGCTTTTGCGTCACGATAATGGTCAAGGTATTCAGCAATAGCGTTGTAAGCACTCCACCCGTTATACCCGTAGCCACCTGCGTTGCGTTCGTTGTCATACACGCCACGAACTAATGCCACTACCCCGTCACGGTTTTTCTTTTGTCTCTCCGTACCGTTCATTTCGTTCGGGAATACCTTGTCAAGTATCGTTGCGAGTTGCGCACTTCGTGGTGGAACGTTGATAGCAAGCAAGCGATTAGCCGTAAGTTGGAATGACTTCGCCCACTCCGTTGATATTTCTAGGACTTTTTGCGCTTCCTCAATAGCATTATCAGCGTTACGAGTGTGTCGTGCCGTGAATACCCGACGAGCCGACGACTGCCCTGCGATTACCGTGTTTTTACACACCGCACGAATTGAGGTATTGGCAAAGGTGATAGCCGTCTTACCGTCGTGTCCGTTGCGAACTAGCAAGTAACGGTCTATCTTGTCGTTGATACCCGTAGGGTCTATGACGAGTTGCCCCAAGTCAAGCGAACTAAAGAACTCTCTACCTTCGTCAAGTACGCCACAAGTATCTACTACTGCGTCGCCCTTAGAAGCCCCGACTATTGCGAGGGCATACTCCAAGCACTCACGGTTTTGCTGTACGACATAGCGAGTGCCAACCGTAGCAAGTCCGTCAAAAGTGCCGTCGGGGTTCACTCTCACGGTTGCCCGACTGTCCTCAATAACGACTGGCGTATTATCAGGATTTCTGATTAGGTTGCCCTCTGCGTCTACGACTGCGACTTTAGTAGTGACGACATCAAAGTCTGCTTGCGCCGCCTGAAGCATTGCCTCTGCTGTTTGTAGCCCCTTCATAGGCACTCCAAGCCTATGCCACGGGACTTCACGGTCTGCGTAAGCCATTTTCGCTACGCCCTTAGTGTCTACTTCTAGCATATGCGCCATAACTTCGTGCCTCTCGCTGTTACTTCTAGTTAGATTTATCTAAAGGCAAGCATACACTCGCCCCCTGCCTCACAGTGTATGCCGGGGCTATCTCGACATAGCAAAAAGGGGGCAGGCTGTGACACCTACCCCCTTCGCTTTCGTTTTGTTAGTTGTATTCGTTGGTTAGCCATTCATCACTTGACTTAGTGACTGGCGTAGCGAACTGACCAAATAACTGGCGAGCGTATGGTGCGACAATTTCAGCGCCTCGCTTGACGGTATGAAACTGCGTCACCTTTCTGCCTGCCTTGTATCCAATGGCACTACCTAAGCCGAACGATACGACTGCTGTCATTGTTAGTAGTACGAGTACTGCGATTATTTCTATCACTTGCTTCCCCTTTGTTAGTAGTAACTTACCTACCTAAGTATAGGGATAGTCATAGTACTTGTCAAGTCACCCGTACGACACCCGTAGGCACTTGCGAACTTCATAGAAATACGACTTGTGCCGTGTTTGTGTGGTTGTATAGGTGGCGTGGTGGCTATAAGCCCCGGCTTTTCACTTCGCTTTGTCGTCTACGAACTCTGTATAAGCCTTCACTGCTTCATCAGGTGCGCCGTCTACTAGGTACTGATACATAACGCCTGCGAGGTCACGCCACTTGCCGTCACTAAGTATCTTTTCAGTAATTGTGTAGCCTTCGTGTTCGGTTGCCCAACTAATTGAGTGGGGCTGTGCCTTGTGGAGATAGGCAACGGCTTCGTAGTAAGTGCCGAAACTCTCAAGCACTGCGCCGTCTCTCGCTACTTCGTAACTAATCTGCGCTTCTGTGTTCACTTGTCAAACCTCACTTCTTGAGACACTCGGATTACTTGTCCGTACTTCGCTACTAGGTCATCAGTCGCTTTCAGTGTGTTGCCGTGACACCACTTGACTGCTAAGCCACTTAGGGTATCGCCTTCCTGAACGATTACTCGGTCAATATCGCAACGATAATTTTCGTCGCCTCGCATTGAGATAATCATTGCGATAATCGTCACGAGGAATACGAGTGGGAGTGTAATCAGGTCACGCTTGCTTGGTCGGTTTGTGTAGTGGCTGTTCATTGTCTGCCCCTTTCAGTAGGTACTAATTACACTAGGGTAGTTTGTGACAAAGGTCAAGGATTTCCGAGCCTTATATTCATTGGGTTATACCCGTAGGGCTACCCGTAGGCACTGCGCCAACCTCATAGGGATTAGTGGGTGGCAGGGCGAGTGTGCTACCACTACCTATGCCGGGGCTTCGAGCTCCCCTGTTCGGTAATGGCAGGTGGATTACTTAGTGACGGTGCGCTTCTTTGGTGACTTCTTAG